GACATATCCTGGATTCCGATATAACCATCGCACCGCACCATCTGACTGGATGCCTTCTTCGTGGATAGGACGCAGTGTTCCAGTAGTTCCAGAATTTTGCGCCTGATAAATCTTTCCATCTGATTTACGCAGAGCGCCAACCGTAACTGACTTGTTTGTTTCCCATGCATCGGTGGTGCTATTGATCGGCTCAAACCGAAACAGCATCCCCTCATGCTCGGTCAAAAAAACATCAGTGGTGCAATTTATAATTGTAAATCCGCTGATGCTATTGACGTTGAAACTTTTAGTTTCAATCGGGGTCGGCTGAAATGGCCCATCAGTTGGACTATAGAGCGCGAACTGCCAGTTCGTTGCACCGAATCTCGTGAGCGTGCGCGGCTCGTAGCCGGGGCATCCGATATAGAGTATATCGCCCGACTGCGTAATGGAAAGCGCGCACGCGCCCTCTGCGTTGACGAGATCCTCTGCTGCATACGGAGAGGCAATCTCGTAGACGCCGCGCAAATCGCCGTTATAGACGTAGGTGCCGTAATCGGTCGTATCGATGAAGTCGCCGGCCGTGTCCTGTATCTCAAAGGTTTTAGCGCCGACGTTGACGTTCGCGACTTGAATGTATCGACCGTTTAACTCGATCAGCCCCTCGACATCCTCGACACGGAACCAATCGCCGTTTGCGGGATCGGTGCCGTCATAGGTGATGACGCCAGGATTCGCATTCGTGATGTTGATGATGTTGACGCCATCGGTGGTCTGCACACCGCGGTCGGTATAAAAGCGCACATAGTAATCGCCGAACTCGAGCGCATAGGCCTGATCGAACGAGAACTCAAAGCGCTTGAGAAACGAAACCTTGTCGCTGTACCTAGTCGGAATGACAAAGCGCGTGCCGGGCGATCGCTTCGCTGGCCCCTGCACCGTTGGAACGAATCGCTCCATGCGATAGCAGGAGCTTGCGTACTTCTCAAAATCCGTGCGACCGGATAAGAGCGGCCCGACTTCGCCGCCGTTGAAGTTTGTCAGTGCCGGCGAGACTCGCGCCATGTCTTACAGCCTCGCCAAAATCCAAGTATTGTCTGCAATAGACTCCGGTGGATTTTCGATTGCGTTGGCAATCACCGCATCGCGAATGGACATTTTGTAGTCATTGAATGCTGCCTGCTTTTTCTGGTTGTCGGCCGTCAACGGCTCGGCAAGGAGGTAGGCGAGATAGGCGCTAAACGCCATATCAAACGCCGTATCAAACTGCGAGGGATCAGACACTCGCGAGATGTAGCGCAGCTTGAGCGGCCCTGCATCGTTCGAGAGGATCGTCTTACCTTCGAGCACATACTCTTGCCCACCCGTACCGATCAGATCGGACATATCGGGCGTTGGAAAGTATTGGCCTACTTGGATGATGCGCAGGCAGTCTGCCGGCACCTGGTACTGATAGGAATAATCCCAGAGCGGCGCATCGATGCTCGCAGGAAGCGTGGTTCGCTTAATGCAAAAGCGCCACGAGAACCGGCGCTGAAGATAGTCACGCGCCATGTCATAGACGGCATTAACTTCACGGGCAGGCTTGGTGTTGTCCGTAAAGCTCAGGATGCGCAAATCCCCGAGCTTCGTCAGCGCGAGGTTTGCGATTGCGGTATTACTTGCAGCCAAGGGAAACCCCCTCGGCCGTTAAGCCGGAGGCCAAATGTCTTGGATGATTGCGTCCTTGATCGACTCGATCGCGTACAGAACTTCATCTTTGTTCATGTTCGCAGCGAGATCGACACGCAACTCAACATCCGTCGAGGGCGTAGAAGCCGCGCCTTCCGTCACATTGCGAACGCCTTGTTCGCCGCGGTCAATACCGTAAAAACGATCTGCCATAACTTGTCTCCGTCAGAGATGGGGCGAGCCGGTTGCCCAGCCCGCCCCGTTCCACTTAGGCCGCGAAACGCCCCGCGAGCTTCACCGTGGCGGTGGCATCAGCCGCGCCCGTCAAGGTGAGAGCCACATCGTAGAACTTGTGGGGATCGGCGGTTAAACCGAGCGCATCCCACAACTCCTTGCCGCTGTTGGCGATGGTGAACACCGCAGCCTCATGCAGCACATCTTCACCGTTCAGCGCGCCGTCCTTGAGGGATAGCGCCGAGGCAAAGAAGTCTGCATCGACCACTGCACCGCCGGCTGCCGCCGTGTCGTACAAGCCGATATCGGAGATCGTGGTCGTGCCGATATCAGGCGAGTAGATACGGAGATCGGTCATCACCGCATTCGAGGGAACGCGGAACATCCGATACGTTGAGCCGACGCTGTCGCCGCTGGTGATCGCTGCCGTTGCCACCGAGACGCGCTCGAAACCACCGTCAACACGGGGGCTATTGAGCACGACCGGAGTCGCATCTGCGTTGGTGATAAGGGTTGACTTAACTGCTACAACTGCCATTTTCGTTTACTCCCTTATTCCGCGCACAGGATGTCAACGACCTTCTTCTCCTCGGTGCGGGTCGCACCAAAGGTACCCATCAGGTAGACCTGATACGGGTGAGAAGAAAGATCACGACGCTGCGTGACGTTTGACATGATGTCGTTCCACATTCCGAGGTGAACGCCCGAGGGCACCCACACCGGACAACGACGGAACGTCGAGCTGGTCGGCAGACGCTCGCTGTGGATGAAGTTGATGCCAAGGAACTGCATGACCTTGCCATCTTTCATCACAGGCGCGCCGCTGTTGAAGTCGCTCGAGACCACTTGGATCTGGCCCAAGAGATCATCGTGCTGCTCGGCACTGATCGCGCAGTACACAGGCTCGGCGTCGAGATCGACCTCATTCTCCATGAGAATGCGGCGAGCTTCGCGCAGCTTGTCTACCGTGAGGCCCACGTTGCCCGAGGCAGCGTAGTTCACCGCAACGCGCTGGTTGCTGGTGTCAAAGCCGGTGGTCGTGCCGCCCGCTTCGCCCGTCTTGTTGTCGTTGAGCATGCCGTTGATGATCACATCGTCCATCGCACGGCCCATCGCGTACAACCCGTTCTGCGAATAGGCAGACTGCGGATCGGCGAGGAGACGGAGCTTATCGAACGAATCGATCAAGTCGGCCCAATCGAAATCTTCCGGGAACACCCAGCGACGGTCGTTCGGCGTGTTGACCGGAACGATCGGAGCATAGCGGGTGCTCACAGCGCGAGCAGCGGTCGCACCGTACTGCGTCACAACTTCTGATTGCTTGCCCTTGTACGAACCCATCTGCACGGAGCCGCGCAGCTTGGAACCCTTTTGCTGCAACAGCAGCGAGATGTTAGTGCCGTATTGGACGGCATAGACTGATGCAATATTGTCGGCCATTGATAGACCCTCCAAAAAACCATTGATAATGACTCTCGGAAGGCTTGTCCATTACTGGGGCCATAATTCCTTGCGCGATACGCTCGCACCGATCGGCTGTCTTTCCAGCAGTCAGCGGGGTCTTACGACTTGCCCGATCCTAAAAAAGCCCGGAAGGTTTCCCCTCCGGGCAAACACATATAGGAGGTAACGCGGCAATCTTAATGCCCCGCTACTATTCCCGCAACTAGGCTTCCAGCAATTCTGGGTTTGCCATTCGATGCAGTCGCTCCATCTCTGCAATCGCACCCGCACGCACGCGCTCATCGGGATTCATGTAGCGACCCATGAACTCCTCATCCGCAAACATCGTCGCGATTTTGTTCTTCGCTTGTTGCGGAGTCATCGCGCCCGAGTTCGGCTCATCCGACGAAACGAATGATCCTTCTGCGAACGATGCGCCGATTGCATGAAAGAGCTTCATCATGGGGCCAGTGCCGATCGCTTGCTCCAATCGCTCGAGACCATCCGCATCGATGCCGGCGTCCTGACCGAATCGCACCAATGCACGTTTGGCGAGATCGGTATTCTGGTCGGCTGCTGCGCCCCACTCGCGACGGAGATCCGCAAAGTCTTGCTCAGACTTCTGGATGAACGCCTCGCGCTCTTGCTCGATGCGCTGGCCTGACATCCCGTTCCACCATTCAGCCAGCCCTTGCGCTTGCTTGTTGGTCAGACCTAGCTCGTGCAATACCGGCGCGACCGCTTGCGCGAACGATCCGTCATCGCCCTCGGGAACAGGAAGATTGTACTTGTCTGGACTCTCCGGCCGGCCAAGTCGGTCGTAGACCGCGCCCCATCCATCCGCATCATCCTCAGACTTCGGCGCAAGAATCGTGCGCCCTGCCTTATCCGCGCCGAATACCTTCTCAAGATTCTGGTAAGAGAGCAGCGCATCCGCTGGCCCCTTCCATCCCTTCGCTT